TTACAATTGCAAATTGTAATATGAGTTCCATATTTATTTTTTCCTATATAACAACTTTTTTTTGTTTTCACGATCTAAATTTTATAGTTATAAGCCAAATTATTAAAGTAACTACAGTAGCTATGCCTGTAATTTGCTGGCTGGTCCCGGTCAAAGTAAGCGTGGCGATCACTAATCCCACAAGGGTCCAAAGGAGGTTTAAAGTTTCCTTAAAAGCTATTACTAAATAATTAAATATTTTTTTTATCAAAATGTTTTCCTCATTATAAAACTACCTACAGCTGCTATTCTAGCTAAGATTACAGGGACAACAACTTCTTGCGCTTTTTCTTTTTGATCTTGTGTCATATCATTTGAAATAGAACTTAAATTTATTTCAGTTATATTATCAAAATCAATTAAGACTTCAATAGGATTTGCTGCAAAAGCTTCAAAATTTATTTCGGTTGTAACGTCAGCTAAAGTATAATTTTCAACGTCAGCATTTTCAATAGCTCTTTCAACGTACTCTTCAACAGCTTCAGCTACTACTTCGTCTGTTTTAACAGCTTCAGCAATAATTTCAACGTCATCAGTTTCAACTTGTAAAACTTCTGCAATAACTTCAACCTGATCTTCATTAAGATCGTCAACATTTTCTATTGCCTCCTCTACTACAGCCTGAATAACTTCTTGCACTTCTTCGGTAACGTTAACTAATTCTTGAACACCAACATCATTTACTTCTTCTAATACTTCAATAACTTCTTCGTCCGTAAGTTGCTCAACATATTCTTCAATAATTTCTTCAGCTTCTTCCTCCGTTGCAGTTTCTTTAATAATAGGAATATCAATAACTTCAACAATTTCTTCAACTTCAATAATTATTTCTTCTTCAGTTAACTCTTCCTCTTCTATAATTAATTCTTCTTGTTCATTTTGTTTTTCAAGCTCTTGATCTTCATTTTGAATTTCATTTTTTGTATCGGAGTCATTTCCTGGTATTTCTTTGACCAACTCATTTTCTATAATTTCTTCTTCTATTACAATTATAATTTCTTCTGGTATTTCTAATACAAATATTTCTTCTTCATAAACTTCTAATTCTTCTAAATATTCTTCAACTTCGAGAATTGCCTCAATATATTCTTTAGCTTCCTCTTCATTTTCAAATTCCAATATTTCAATTTCTTCTTCAAGCTCAAGTAATTTAAGATCAAGTTCCATTTGTTTTTCAAGTTCATAAATTTCTTCTTCAGTAAGTTCAATGACCTCCTCGTCTTCATTGTCGTCGTCCATTTCAAATACCACAATAACATCATCAAAAAACTCTTCTTCGGAATCTCCTCCTGGAATCTCTTCATATAACTCATCATCAATAATTATAACTTCTTCATATATAATTTCTTCAATAACTTCGCAATCGCCACGTTCCAAAGCAGCGTCAGTAACAAAGCACCCATATAAATCTTCATTTTTTTTCCTTTCGTTGTCACGTTCTACAGTACCATCGTCAATTTCATGTTGCTCATATTCTGCCACAGATCCGTCTTCTAAAATAACTTCAATTATTTCAGGCTCAGGCTCGGGCTCAGGCTCTGGCTCAGGTGGCGGAGGTGGCAAAGTTGTTGTTGTAGTTGTAGTTGTAGTAGGTGGAATTGTTGTAGTTGTAGTGCTTGATGTAGTTGTAGTTGTAGTGCTTGATGTAGTTGTAGTTGTAGTTGTAGTGCTTAATGTAGTTGTAGTTGTAGTATTATCAGTATAAGTAATTGCAATATTATCTAACCCCATATAATCTGCATAAAAATTTAAATTTACTTCTTTTATATATTTGCCATTTGTTTCAGTATAACTATATTCAATATCCTGCCAGCCAACGCCTTCCATTGCTTCGAATGTTTGTGTTAACCAACCGGAATCAGTATCATCAGTATATAAAAATTTTATATCCCAATCATTATTTAAACCGCTTAAATCGACGGCAAATGTTTCGACTGTAGTTTGTTGCCACCAAAGTTTTAATATATAACCTGATCCGGAATTTCTATTATATTCTAAACAATAATCATCGCATAAATAAGTTCCGGCATACAAATTTGTAACAGAATTTTCTGCGCCACCACTATCAAAAGAAATAACCGAAGTCCAACCATTTTCATCAAATTCTTCAATAGTTGTTACTTCTTGAGCATAAGCATAATAAGGAAATATTAAAAATATAACTAAAGCTAACCTAAATAACTTCATTACATAACAGCTTGAATTAATACTACCAAAGCAGAAACTGCAACCAACCAGCCACTTAATTCAGCTCTTGAAATTTTTTGATTTACTTTTTCGTGTAATTGATCAATTCTTTCATTAATTTGTTGTTGGCCTTCTAAAATAAGTAAACTAAGTTCTTTTTGAGTTAAACCATTATGTATATCATGAGACATAAATAAATATTACCATATAGGTATAAGCTTAAATTTTTTTGATATTTTAAAAAGTTTCTTTAGGTTTATACTGTTCAAGCGCATGCTGAATGACAGTAACGAAGCTTGACAAAAAAGCCACTCCCACTACTTCAATAGTTTCTGCATTTATAATATTAGCCGAAGAAGCTAACCATAAAGAAATTGCTGATTGCAAACCAGTACGAAAAGCTTTTGCAAACATAAACTTCCAATAAGCCTTCCAGTCTTTTTTATTAGTCAATATTATTCCTTTCATAATTATTTTAATATCTATTAAGATCAGGCAGAGCCAGCTGATATTTGTTTAATGTTATATTTAGTACACTTTTTATTTGTGCATACAAAATTTTTTTTAACTATTTCCAAATATTTTTTACAAATCGGACAGCTAATTCTCAAATAACCTCTATATTATTTTTTTTGATTGAATAGTTTTAAGAGCATTCAACTCTTTTATAATTTTGTCAAACTTGTCATTAACAAGCGTTGTTAAAATTACATCGTCAGTTTGTTTGTTACTTGCCTTATTTTCTTCTAAGTTAATATTAGAATATTTAATTGTAACTTTTTCTTTTGCTATTAAAGCGTCTCTTACTTTAGGATAAAACTTTTTATAAGCGTCACCTGATCCGCCTACAAAACCATCTTTACCTTTATCTAAGTCTTGTTGAGTTTCTCCAATAAGCAAACATCCCGCAGTATGTGAATCCGAATTTCCGGTGTGTATGAGGATATACTGAAACCCAGGAACGGATTGTAATTCCAACATTCCTTTATGAAAAGCTGCTCCATATCTTTCAGTATATTTAGAGTGAAAACCTCCAACAGTACGTAGCTTTATTTCATATTCACCTAATGGGATAGCTGTTTCACCTTTAACTTTTACATCTCTAATTTCGTCTTCAAGAGTAAAAGCTTCAAAAACTCCATTAACAAATAATAATCCATTTGTAGCGTCTTTTCCAAATTGAGTTCTAACTACGTTTAATTTCATAAGATTATTATATTATCTAATAATCTTGATATTGTCCCATTTGTTATTGCCACCTAATGTTAAAGTTAATATTCCTGGCTGTGATCTATCTCCATAAACATTTTCAAACCATTCAGATCCACTATCTAAAGTTGGCGCTTGCAATATTAATCTGTTGCTAGTTTCATAAGCAGAAAAATAATGAAAATGCCCCATAAGCAAAATATCTGCGTCTGCTAAAGCGTTTCTGCTTAGCGATTGATCGCTTAACCATTTTTTTGCTTTAGCTTGCGCATTAACTCCTGATTTCATTTGATGGCCATGAACTATGCTTAATGTAACATTTGAAACGTCAAAAGTTAAACTAAGATCATCTTCAGGAATAATAAATTGTAGTTTGTCTTTATAAGCTGGAGCTTCTTTAAATATTTCATATAACTCTTCTGCTAGCTGTACATCTCTATTATCGCCAAAAGAAGTAAACGCTTTATTTCCTTTTCTATATTCACCATGATTTCCTCCTATAAAAGCGGCTATACCATTATCAAACATAGGAAGAGTTTCTTTAATTAATTTATAAGCCATACGTCTTGCAACTTTTTGCTGTTGCCGATAATCCATTTCAACTGAAAATTCCATCATATCGTAATAACCCGAACAGCCTTCTACTATATCGCCAACCCCAGCAAATAATATTTGATTAACATTATTATTTTTTTTTAATAATTTAATTTGATCTTTAATTTTTGGAACAGCTTCATTAAATCTTTTAATTGTTTCAGTTGATCCTTTTTTGCCAATTTGCCAGTCACTTAAAACAACAACAAAAGTTTGATCTATTTTTTTTGTTTGTTTTTTACTTGTTGTTTTTTTTCCAGCTTCTTTTAATAATTTTTGAAAATCATTATCAACCATGTAATTTTTATTTGAAACAATTTTAGCTTTAAAATAATACATTCGTTGAACATCGCCTGCACCCATATTTGTGTCCCAAAATCTTATTTCGGCTGTTCCAGGCACTACTGAATAATTTTCTGCTTCATCTCCGAAATAGTCATATAATTGATCTTTCCAATTTATTTTATTAGATTTTTGAGGCTCAGAAACAATTTCACCAGAATTAGTTTTTTCGCTAAACTTAAATCCTGGTTTAAATTTAGGGGGGTGTTCAATTTTAATCTTTTTTTTTCTTGGCCGTTTATCGCTGTAAGTTTTTTTATATTTTTCTAAATCACTCATATAAACCTAATCGAACATCTTTAAACCATTTTCGAACTGTATTATGTGAATGATCTTTAAGCTTAGGATAATTTTTAACCATATAAATAGCAACAGCTGTATCATTCATATTTATTTCTTCAGCTTCTTTTAAAAGTTTTACTGCTTCTTTTAAAATATCAGGATTTTTATGCAGAAAACTTGATTTACCTGTTAAGCGTCCGTTATAGGCGTTACTAAATTCTTTAAGTGTCATAGGCCCTCCTGTATAAATATTATATACTTATCTTATGACAAATAAATAATATATTAAAAATTATACCACAATTTCTATATTTTCATTATTTAATGGCACAAACAAGCAAGCAACATTACCTTTTTTAATATTTATCGTATCGCTATATGGCTCAAGTAAAACACTAATATTGCTCGCTTTTTTAGGATCTACAATTCCTGGCACAGTTCGATATTTTGTTTCATAATTATAGAATGGATCAATTGTTAACATTTTGCCTTCGCCATAAATTTCCCATAAAGTATCAATTTTAATTAACATATTATTTTTTTTATTTGATTCAGGAGTATATGCGCCATATTGATTTGATTCAAACCAAGTTATATCTTTAATAGGCAAATCCATTCCGCCGTGCTGAAAATTAAAATCTGTAACAGCTATTTCTAAATCAAAGTTCCATAACAAAGCGTAAGCTGTTGATAAATATTCTGCAATGCCTGGGCAAGTTCTTGCAGTTTTATTTCCATTAACATTTTTAGGAATATCTTTAAACCAACTTAAAACTTTAGAATATTTTTGAATTGGATAATTTTTTAATTGTTGATCTAATGCTATAAATTTAATGATAAACCTTCAATGTTTTGTATAAAACTTTCTTTAGTCCAAGTACCAAAATCATTTACAAAATAATTTATATTATCTAAATTTTTTAGTATATTTTTAAACTCTTCGTGTTTATAAATCCATTGACTGTTTATTTTAGCGTAATCCCAAAAATCACTTGAATGATTCGGATTTAAATAATGCAAATTTATAACAACCATAATTTCATACAAATACTTTTTATACATTTCATTAGCTTGTGTAACTGTAATATTTTTATGAAGTAAATCCCAGGTGTGTCTATTTATATTATTTACCATAGCTAAACTTGTAGCTTCTAAAGGCTCTAAAAAAAATGAAGCATTTCCATTGTAGGAATATTTATCTGTATAATTTTGTTTTCTAAAATAATTTTTAAATTCAAATTGATTTTCTATTATAGGGTTTTTATATCCTAGCCTATTTAAATGCTCAATCATTTCTAATTGAACAGTTTGCCGAGGCGTTATGTTTTTATTATATAAATATCCAAAAGATGTTCTGTTTCCTAAAGGTATACCAAAAATCCAACCATTAGGCATAGCTTGTGCAAGCGTGTAATCAAAGTGTTCTATGGGTTTAAATTGCATTAAGCATACAGCATTTACGTTTAATTTATCTGTGACTTCGTAATCTTCATAATCATTTGGAGTACCACTACAATTCATAATAAAGTCAGCGTCTATATCTTTCATGTTTATTTTTTGATCTATCAGGTTGCAAGGATTTTTGTCAATTAAATAGTTTTGCAATTTAACAGCGTCAATATGAATAGACGATAGGGGTAAAGGAAACCCATGAAAATAATCAGTTGGAGACCAACCGTTATATTGAATACCAGTTTTAACAGATCCATTTAATTTTTTAATTTCTTCCCACGTAACTCCAATTGTATCTTCTAAATTTCGTGGTATATCTAACGTGGTACCTTCACCAACAGTTTGCTCTTGCATAGAACTGTCATAATATAAATCTATGTTCCAATCAGTGTAGTTTGTAAAATGATTTAGTGCTAATGCACCAGCAGTCCCTTTACCTATTATTGCTAGTTTCATTTTCTAGAATCTTTATTTTTACTTTTTAAATAACCATTTTTAAAATGTGTAAATACATTGCCTCTTGATAATATAGATTTATTTCTTAGCTCGTCACTAAATGGAACTACATTATATTCGTAATCTTCTCTTTTAAAAACAATGTAATAGCATAAAGGTGTGCCTTTTTTAATAATTATTTCATCTTTATTGCTAGTGAACATAATTTGCGGATTAAGTTCATGGTGCCTATCAACATCTACAATGCCATAAGGAACGTGCCAATCTTTCATTTGTTCATAATGATAAATCATAGGCATTTGATACGCGCTATATCCTTTTGGTGCATACATAGCAAATGGATAATTATATTTAAATATTCCTTTAATTCCACTTGATTTTACGTGATCAGTCATTTGCACATGCTTATGAATTTCTAAATTATAATCATCGCTAGGCGTATGCCAAGTGCAATCATATTCTCCTGTAAATTCATTTTTAACAACTAACAAATGAACATCACAAGGAGACACAAATACTACTCCATTATGAAATACATCGTGCATAGAAGGACACGCTTTTACTGTTCTATCAAACGGCATAAGATCGCTTTTAAAATCAGCATTTTCAAGTGGTACTTTTACAGGCATGTTTTTAAACCACGAAGGTATAAAATATTTAGCAGGTTGAGGGTGAATTGATTTATCTAATGCTGCTAATTTGTTTGCTGTTGATAGTTTAATTTCAACCATAAGTTAATTATAACTTATTCAGGTATTTGTGCGATCGCTTGCACCCAACCTTTTGTTTTAGGGTCATTAGTATCATTTTGATAAGCAACTTCATCCCAATGCCAATTGCCGTTTTCGTCAGAATAATTAGTAGGGTGAGCAATAGGTGGCTCATATTCTCCTGTTGTAGTGTTTAAAGTTGTCCAGCTTGCAAACGGCTGCGGCTCTTTAAATATATCGTTCGTTTCATCATAAAAGCCACCCATAGAAGGAAACTTAGCTCTTATATTGTCATTATAGGAACACTGAACATAGTCAACCCCGTCTCCCCATAATTCTTGACAATGAGCTATTCCTAATGCTTCATTATCAGTTCCAGTTTCTTCTGGATCTACAATATCATTACTAATAACAACTACTTGTAAAACTTCTTTTGTATTTTTATGAACTTTTGCAAAATGGGCCATTACTTCCTATACCTTAATATAACAATACCTGATCCGCCGTTTCCTCCAGCGTGGTTTCCAGAAAATGAAAAAGCTCCTCCTCCGCCACCACCTTTATTAGCAGTTCCAGCTTGACCAGCTCCAGCTCCTCCGCCGCCTTGACCGTTTCCTCCTCCTCCGTCTCCTCCTGGAGATGAGCTAGTTTGTCCACGACCGCCTCCGCCTGCATATTCAACAGACGATCCAGTTATAGTTGAAGCAGTTCCTTGTCCTCCATTGGTGCTATTATTACCACCTTGCTGTGAAGCTCCTCCGCCGCCAGAAGAGTTTCCGTCAGTACCTTCCGCCGGAGAGTAACCCCCTGCATTTCCTGATCCATTACTTCCATTTGTTGATGAGCGGCTCCCACCAGATCCGCCATTAGCACCACCGCCTGAAGTATTAAAACCGCCAGCGGCTCCTCCTCCTCCAGAAGATTGCGCTACAGATCCAAACTGACTAACCGAGCCTGAATAGCCTTGAGCTCCTGACCAACCTGTGCCGCCTGCACCAACTGTTATAGTATATGAGCCAGTTCCTAAAGAGGTCGATGTAGCAGTTCTAAATCCGCCTGCCCCTCCGCCGCCGCCCCAGCGCGATCCTTCAGTAGCTCCGCCACCTTGACCACCTCCAGCAACAACTAGCCATTGAACTTCTCTTTTACCATAAAAAATTTGGAACGTACCAGAAGCATTAAATGTGTGTACCATATAGCCATTATTTTCTACTACAGTATCTCCGCCTATAGCTTTAAAACCGCCTCCATATTCATTAGCAGCTGTAAAGTTACGAAAAGCTCCGCCATTAACACCTTGACCTCTTGAACTTTTGATCGACATTTAATCTCCTATGTTATTACTGTACCAAATGCACTAAAACTCACATTTGCGTCTGAAGCGCCTACAGTAACAGTATCATTATCTGCAAGGGTTATGCCTACAGTAAGAAACAAACTGTCATTAGCAGGAACTGGAACATCATACGAAATATAATGTTCGTTTGCTAATGTTGCGTTGCCTGGTCTTACAGCGACTCTAAAAGTGTTTTCAGATGATTCTCTGTTGCAAACTACAATAGTAGAAACTACTGTTTCACCATTTTGATCTGCAATTAAAGAAACATTATTTGCAGAAGCGTCTGCAACTTGACCAAGTACTTTATATGCTGTTGCCATTTTATATATCCTTTCTTATGCGCCTATTAATAAAAACTCGCTAAAAGCCGCGCCGCCGCTGCTTGAAGCTATTTGATTTGGTTTTACTTTATAAACAGTTCCTGATGAAGCGTCTTCTAAAATTAATAAATCATTTGCTAAATCTGGTGTAAAAGAAGATCCGTCTGTAAGTTGACTTGGATCAACTACTAATGTTGAAGAAAATGCTCCTGATGTTGCTGTTGCTCCTCCTGATAAACCAGAAGTTGAAGCTGTTGTAATTGTAACTCCTGTTATATCGCCATCGCCAATATACGAAGCCCAAGTTGATCCGGTATAGTAGGTAAGCGTATTAGAATCAGATAAGTATGCAAACTGGCCTTCAACAGGACTTGAAATTTGAGATCCTCTAGCACTAGAATCCGCAAAAATACCTATGGACTGTTCCATAAGATAGTCGTTTACGTCAGCTGCTGTTAATACTTCTCCTGTACTAAATACTTTAAAACCGTTTGCCATAATTTTATTTTATCTTTATAGTTATTAGCAAACCTTTATACGTCATTAATAGCCAAGCTTGTCAGTATTTAAAACACCAAATAAAGTATTATCTAACCGCATAAACGCTTGAACATCGGCATTTGATAATTGATATGAACAACTAAAAACTTCAGGTGTAATGCTGTAACTTATTGAATCAATAATTTCATTAGATGTTACTTGCGCAGGAGATCCTCCGCCAGGAGGTGTTAATTCAACTTTTACAATATCGCCAATTTCACGATCTAAAACTGTATTTTGATTAGCTGTTGTTGCTTCTGTTAAATCAATATTTAAATTATCAAATCTAATAAGAGCATTTGCAAATTTACCTAATAAAAAATTAGCAGCGCTTAAAACTTCTGTATCGGAATTATTTAATAAACCATCTCTTGACAAAGTTCTAATTAAATATTTACCTTGCGAGGCCGCGTCTTGAACAGTTTGAGTTGATCCACCAGTTCTTGTTAAAGAAACTATATTAAAAATTTCATTATCATCATTTATGTAATCTATACTTAAATAAGGAACATCAGATCCATCATCGCTAAATGTTGCAGCCGGACTTGAAGGAAAAGTTGTGTGTCTTGATTTAAAAGTTAATTTACCATCTTTACTCATAAACAATAATCCGTTTTCTGATCGT